ATGCTTGGCACATAATATTTACTTTGAGGCAGCAATGGAATCCCCTGAAGGGCAGATTGCTGTCGCATTCGTTACCCACCATCGCATGAAGAGTGGTAAGTATCCTGACACCTATTGTGGTGTTGTCAAACAAAGACTTGGCGAGGTCTGCCAGTTTTCTTGGTGGTGTGATGCGAAAGCAAATTACAAGTCAACCAAAAAACTCTTGACAACTGAGTCGAATTCGTTGTATAATAGTGTATTGAATAGAGCAGTGTACTTCTATGTTCATCATGATACAATGAAAGACCCATCCAAAGGAGCTCTATTTTATCATGCAGATTATGTTAATCCTGGTTGGAGCAACATGAGGACAACGGCAGTTGTAGGAAGACACATTTTTTATAACCGAGTAAAACATAAGGAGATTTGATTTTGGTTACCGCAAAGACAGATAATACGACAGCAGTAGAAAAATCTAAACCGCAGTATCATTATGCGACTAATTTTTCAATAACTGTAGTTCTATTGGCTGCCATAGTTTCGACATGCATGTATTATTTGAATGATCGAAAACTGATGGCAGCAAACATTGAGAATGCTATTACAAAAGGTATTGACCCACTATCTGTGCGGTGTTCGTATGCACGTGATTACGATGTCATTTGTGTAGCATATGCAGCAACTAGTTCTAAAAAATAACTTACAGGAGATATATTATGAATAAAGCACTTGGTGGATATCACAGTGATGAACGTGGTCATTACGTTTTTAGTTATAGTGACAGTGGAGGTAAGCATGTAGACATTCGATTTCGTGCTGAGTCTGATTATGATTTGGATGTAATCTTTCATGAGTTTCGAAACTTTTTGATTGCTGCTGGTCATGAGGTTGAGAATGAAATTGGGGAAATACCTGCGTATGATGAATCACACGAAGATGATGACGATGACAGTTATCCACAAAGTTGGGGTAAAGAAGCAGATGACATTCTATTAGAATCAATCGATGCAATGAAACAAGCACAAGCAGCAGACAAGTTTTCGATGGAGAGTTTCCCCAACAATGGATGGCCATTCGGTGGTTTGACTACCACTGACTTTGCATCATTGACACCAAACCAGTTTCCAACAATGGCACCGTTGACACAGGAGCAAGTTCAGTCGTGGACTTTATCATCGATGGATATTCAAGCATTGACATCTGCTGACCTTTCAAGATGGACAGTTCCATCACCAGGTACTATCGGTGGAGCAAAGGTATCATTACATGGTGGTGGAGGCATTTACAAATAATGCCAACAAAAGATGAGATGATGAAGTTCGCATTGGCGATTGAAGATATGATTGCCAATACGGACTACACATATTTGGAAGCTATCTGTGAATACTGCAAACAAACAGGACTTGAGATCGAGGTTGCCGCAACACTGGTCAATCCAAATCTCAAGTCTAAGATGCAGGAACAAGCAGAGAAGTATAACCTAATCAAAGGAAAGAGTAATAGATTACCCATATGACAGGATATGAAGCTTTTTGTTTATACTCCTCACTCAAACTCCACTTCACACAAGAATCATACGATTACTTCAAGTATTATGGTAAATCGAAAACCAGTGTAGAGGCATTTGAGAATAGAAAGGATAAGTGGCACTTTTATAAACTCAGTCGGAGGTTTTCGAATGCTGAACAAGGTAGAGATTTTATTATTGCTAATCTTCTGCGTGATTCTGATGTATGGATTGGATATTTACTGACGAATGATGCAGATGTAGTATATCGTGATAGACAGAAGGTAATACAGTCGTTGACCTATACCTTCACCAATGATATTGTACCAATAATGAACCATAAGAACCCTGATGAGCTATTAATGGTGCCACCTAATGGATATCCAGTATTATTGTCTATGATATTGTATGGTGATATTTCATTTGAAACTGGATGTATACTTAATGCTATATTGAACTTCTTGCCGATGTGGGATAGAAAGGTAGTGGATACGATCCATTATCCAAATCTCAGTTTGAGGATGAAGAAGTATACACCGTTCATTCCTTTCGAAGTGACAAAATACAAACTATTACTGAAGAAAGAACTACATGAAAATACAGAAACTTTACCTTGATATGGATGGTGTTCTGTCTGATTTTGCTAAAAGATATAAAGAACTCTACAAGTTGCAACCCAAGTCAAGTCGTGAACGTGGTGAGAAGCACGATGACAATTGGAACTGGTTTGTTGAGGGTAAGAACTTTGAGAGTCTTGAACAGTATGCTGGTTGCGTCGAGTTGCTTGAGTTTATACGCACCCTAAATATATCAGTGGAGATACTCTCATCATCTGGTGGGTTTATTCACCACGAAGAGGTAAAGAAGCAAAAGAAGATATGGTTGAAGAGGCATGGTATTCTCTATACTGCGAATATTGTTCCTGGTAGACACCTGAAAAAAGACTATGCTAAACCTGATGTTATTTTGATTGATGACACACAAGATGTTATCGATGATTTCAATGCGGCAGGAGGTATAGGTATTCTTCATAAGGATATACGGCAAACTATATCGATTCTTCAGGAGGTGCTTGACACCGAAGAGGAAGTATTATATAATGATAGAGTGGATAAGACGCAACACATTCACGTAAACACTAACTATACGAGGTAAATAAATGAGCGATTTTTCAAAACTTAAACGCAACAGCAATTCATTCGAGAAGCTTACCAAAGCAATCGAATCGACATCAACAAATGTAGAAGCAGGTTCAAAAGAAGATGACCGTTTCTGGCAACCCGAAGTAGACAAAGCAGGTAATGGTATGGCAGTGATTCGTTTTCTGCCATCACCCGCAGTAGATGGTGATGAAGCATTACCGTGGGTTCGTTATTGGAATCATGGCTTTCAAGGACCAGGTGGTTGGTACATCGAAAACTCGTTGACCACTCTCAATCAAAAAGACCCTGTATCAGAGTATAACTCTGTGCTGTGGAACTCAGGCATTGAAGCAAACAAAGAAATCGCACGTAAGCAGAAACGCCGTTTGACGTACATCGCAAACATTCTAGTAGTCTCTGACCCCAAAAATCCAGAGAACGAAGGTCAAATCAAACTGTACAAGTTTGGTAAGAAAATCTTCGACAAAATCTCAGAAGCAATGAATCCAGAGTTTGCCGATGAGACACCACTCAATCCGTTTGACTTTTGGGCTGGTGCCAACTTCAAGATCAAGATTCGTCAAGTCGAAGGTTATCGCAACTACGACAAGTCCGAGTTTGACAAACCATCCGAGTTACTTGATGGTGATGACAAGAAGTTGGAAGCACTGTGGAAGAAAGAATACTCACTCAAAGAGTTTGTTGACCCAAGTCAGTTCAAATCCTACGATGCGTTGAAAGCAAAGTTGGATAAGGTTCTTGGTCTTGATGGTGTTGTACCAGTATCGACTAAGGCAGAAGATACTTTTATTGCATCAACAAAGGCATCCACTACACCAAGCTTGGATGAAGATGAGGACTTGGAATACTTCAGGTCACTGGCAGAAAAGGACTGAGTAAATTAACTCAGTAGTGTACAAAAAGAACCCCACCTAGTGTGGGGTTTTTCTTATGCCATTTTATCTGATACAGTTCTATCTAATAGTAAATTTATCAACACATCATTATATGCTGAGGCCACAACACCACTTGAACCCGAACCAGTGGAAGAACTCTTTTTGCTGTTATCAACATTATTAACAGTTATACCTGCACCTTTACCATCTGCTGTTAGTTTAGGTGGAATTCCTACTCTATAGTTAGCTATTGCTTGGATTCTTTCGGGATCATATTCATTATTTGATGCTGATGTTGATAGGGACGACATACTTGATGTAGATGCTGCTGCTGGTGCTGCTGGTGCTGCTGGTGCTGATGCTAAATTTCCTCCTGTGAATAATTGAGCACTTTGAATTGATGCTTTGTTTACACCATCATCATAAAAAGATTTACCAGTAGTTGGTTCAGCTACAGCAGCCCAAACCTTTGCTAAAGCTCTTTGTTGTGCTACAGGATTATTTCCTGCTTTTTTTAGTGTATCGTCAAGTTTAGCCCTACCTAATTTTTCTTGTGTAGCAGCATCAAATTTATCAGTGCCTTTTACACCTGCCATTTTCATTGTTTCTCTCAGAGTGCTTGGTATGAATTGATATTTACCAGCAGCATTGAATTCTTTATTGTCTTGTTTTTTCAAGACTTGATCGACTGTCATTTCGGTTAATCCATCAATTACTTTTGCTTTATTACCGCCTGCCTTACCTAAATTGACCTTATTGTAATCACCACCAGATTCTGCTTTACCAATAACAGATAATAGTTCTTCGGGTGATTTTAGTTTTGCTCCACTTAATTGTGCAGAATTATTTACATCTGGTCCTGCACCAACTCCTGCACGTTGTGCCTTGCGTTGTTCTTCTAAATTTCTTCCTTTTTCTCTACCACTCATTGGTGCTGTTGTTGGTGTTGTTGATTGTTGGGGTGCAATTGTAGTTAAAGAATCTTTTTGTTCTGGTGATAGTGTGTTTTGTTCTGCTGGTAAACCGTTGAACTCTTTCCACAATTCATATAACTCATACATTGTCCATGCTGCAAGTCCTAATTCAACCGCAGACAAAATCCATC